GAAAAAAAATTGGATCAAATATTTGATAAAATATTTAAAAAAAATAAATCTAAACTTCCAATTGATGAGTTGGAAGAATGTAAAAAAGAAAATGAGTTAAACTATTATGGGGGGAGAGCATAATGTCTAAAGAAAAGCTAGAGTACAATAATATATCGTCAGTTCAAATTAATGGTAAGACCAAGTATCGTTTTCAATACAAGGGTGCTGACAATAAAATTAAGTTTATCACCAATAAAAACTTGAAGACTCTAAAACCTTTAGTGGTTAAAAAAGTTGAAAAGGATGGTTTCAAAATTGTTGATTTTAACTTTTGGAGTATAGAAGATGCACACCAATTGTGGTTGGATCGTCAGCAATACAAAGAAAAAAATTATGGCAAACCATCTAAGAGCTGCATTAGAGATTACAATTCTATGGCTACTTATCACATCTTGCCTTACTTTAAAAACCAAGACGCAAGGTTAATCAACAAAGACTCTATCAAAGCTTTTGTTTCACATCTTGAAAGTAAAGGATCTATTAATGCTAAGACATTATCTAAAATATTTAATGTACTTAGTGCTATCCTGGATTACTCAGCTTCTCAAGATAAGGTTCAAAGAAATATGTGTAAAGATACAGATTATCTTGCAGATATTGTTATTGAGGTAAGAAAGTTTGATAAGCTAGACTTTGAGGATTGGTCATTAGATAAGGTTCAGCAATTAATTAATCATATTAAAAGAGATGATATTAAATTGATGTTTCATATCATGTTACAAACTGCTGCTAGACCAAGTGAGATTAGAGGTTTAACTAAATCAAATCTAAAGTTTAAATCTAATCAGCCTTACTTAACTATTGCTTATGCAGTTAAGAGAGATAGCAGTCTTGGTAAAACTAAAAACAAAAAGACTAGGGATCTAGCAATATCATCTGGTCTTAAAGATAAAATCCAAGAACACTTAAATAAACTACCAGAAACTCAGACAAGTTTGTTTCTTAATAAGGATGGTAAATACATAGCCTTAGAAACCCTTATCAAGGCTTTAGACAAGGCTCTAAAGAGTTTTGGTGTACAACTACCCTATAATAGAAAGTGTTATTTTTTCAGACACTATATGGCTACTTACTGGGCATTTAAAAAGAAGTACTCAGATCCACAAGACCTGGCAGATGCTTTAGGTGATGATGATGTAAACTTTGTTAGAAAAACTTACATCAAGCCTTATGCCAACACAGAAATGGAAAAAGAAAAAAGCGATTGGTTAAACAATCAGTTTAAGGATTAGCATGACAATTAAAAATGATCTCTATATTTGGGTTTATAAATTTGGTGCTAGACGACCAAAGAAAATAACACTTAAAAAATTTGTAAATGCAGTTAATGACACAACATTTTCTCAAAAGTTTTTTACAAGTGAAAAGGAAGTTAAGGAGCATATCAAAAATGATAGAAGTTTTAATAATAATTGAGCTTTGTTTTTTAGCTCATTACATAATTACTAATTAATTATTTATACCAATACTTATCGTAGTTCTCTGAGTTGTAGGGAACTACATCCCAAATATCTTTTCTTTTAAATGATCTCTTACCCCAATCCAGAGCTTCTGCTTCTGTTGAAAATAAAACATTACTATAACTTGTAAATTTATCTTTGGGTTTATGGATAATAAAAAACATTTTTAATAATTAATTATGTAGCCTTTCTATTCTTGGTGTAAATTTTATAGATAGATTCTTAGGTAATTTCATACTTTCATTAACTAAAAATTTAAAAGCATTTTGATTATTAATGTAAAGTTTTTTATTAATATCTAAATTATCCCAAACTTTAGTATATTGATTAAGGCATTTTTTATTTCTTCTTTTATTTTTGTATTCAAGATATTTTTTATATTTACCTTTATAAATTATTTGATTGTAAGCAGTAAGTGGAGTTATAAATTGAGGATTTGGATTTTCATTAAACAAAAAAATTTTACAAATAAAATCATTTAAAGTTGGTGCTTTAGTTTTTTCTTTATTATATTTAGGTTTAAATTTATTTATTAAACGAAGCTCATAATATTTTCTAAAGTATTCATTATTAAGAAAATTTAATTTTTTACTGCTGATACATTTAACATTGTCAAATTTTTTATCTGAATGTTGGTTAATTCTTTTACCATTTTCTACTTTAGTTTCTCCAATATAAACAAGTTTTTTTTTATCAAAAAGAAAATATATTAAAGGTTCTTTTTCAATATTTATTATTTTCATATTTTTAAAAAAGGAAGTAGGAGATGACTAAAAAACCTACTTCCTTTATACACAAAAGTGGATGGTTACAAAGCACCCACAACCACTTACACCATTAAAGAATAATGATGTAATAAGCACTTATAAAAGTTCTGCTTTTGACAGGGAGCAATCTCTATCTTTATCAGAACTATTAATTGGTGGCTCATATTGACCAACTAATTTTGGAATATTATTATCAACTGAATCTGTTTCTAAGAGATCGGTAATTGGTATGTTTAAAAATTTACTGACTTGCAATAGCCGATAAGAACTAAGACCATTTTGTCCTTTTTCATATTTACCTATTTGCTGAAAGGCTACATTTAATGCTTTTGCCATTTCAGTTTGTGTACAAAATTTTTTAATGTAATAAGCATTTTTATTTCCATTAGGATCTACATTGTACTGGCAAACAACTCTGTTAATCCTGGCACTTTTTAAATTTCTTCCTATAGCTATGTTGATAGCTCTTTCTTCTAGTGTGGTAGTTTTCGGTTTGTAAAATCTTGTTTTCATTCTCTCTCCTTTGTTTTGGGCAGACTCCTAGCCTGTAATATTTTACAACTTTTAAGTTAGTAACTATAATTGTGTGTGTTTAAAAATAGCATCGCCATTTTCAACAAGCACAATCTGTCTGAAAGTTTTAATATACTTTTTAAAAGCTTGTAGTGAATGAACACATTGACCAATATTATTTTTTGGTTTCTGCATGATCTCACCATGAAGCTCATTAAGCTTAGCATATCTTCTTAACAGACTATTACTTTTTGTCGCCATCCTGATCTGTCCTTTGTTTAAGTTTAATTACTGACTTGTCTAATTTAATGTCAGTAACTTTAAGCTCAGCATTATCGCTGACATCTGACTTGGCAGCTATCTCTGCCGACTCAAATTCTTCTATTGTTTTAAAACTTGCTTCAAAAAAACTTTCTTTAGTTACATTGCTCATCTTCTATGATCCATTGTTGAATACTCTTTATTAAAATTTAAAGTTGGTATTTGTGATGTCTGTAATTCAGTCATTCTAATTTTACGATGAGCTGCTTTACCTTTAGATATTAAACCTAACTTAAATAACTCTGCACATATTGCACCAGCTCTAGCTCTTGAGAACTGAAAGTGTTCGCCAATTTCTTTATATGTTGGAGAGAATTTATTTTGTTTTATAAAGTTGCTTATAAAATCTAAGCAATCATATTTTATTTTTGACAAATATATGTGTCCATTATTTTTACTCATTATGATCCTTATTAAATAAATTTGTGATGTTTGGCTTAGACACATACTCAGGTACTTTTTGTTTTGGACTACCTAATCCTTGCAGATGTAGTTCTAGCTTAGCTGAGTACCAGTTAGCTTTCCTCACATCCATTAAACAAGCTTCTGCTGAACTGCCATGCTTTGCACCAAACCTCATTGTATATTTCAAAATTTGAGATCGTAGAAAACCAACCACCTCTAAACTAGATAGTTGGCTAACTATTGCATCATAAGTCTGAATACTTTTCTGATAATGTTTTGGGTTTACTTCTTCTGACATTAAAAGGGTGCTTCCTCATTAGTTGGTTTTTTGTATGGCTCAGAAACTGTGCCTGACATATCTGGTTGATTAGGATTTTTTTTATCTGTTTGAATCCAAACTGCACAATCTTTCATTACACCATCTATATTTATGTTGCCTTGATAGTGAGGATAGGATTTACCAGCTACATCTGTTTCTCTAGGTTTTCTTTTCCATAGACTAATTTTATTATTAAAGTCTGCCATTGTTTTTTCCTTGTTGTTTTTGTATTTGTGATTTTAGTTTTGTGTATTCTGTTTCAACTCTTAAATCCTCAATAGGATCTAATTTGATTTGATTAAGTTCAGACTCAAATTGTTTTGTCTGTATCTGGATATTATTTTCAAACTTGTTTGGTGAAGCTGAAAGTTTTGCACAATCTTTTAGTTTGGCAATCCATTCATTTGCTAATTTTGTGGTGTCCACTTGAGGTATAGGTTTAGATATTATTTTTTTTTGTGGTTTTAAAAATTGTTCCATCTCCTCAGCAGTAGCCAATTCATCACCAAAGAATCCTAAAATACTAAGTCCTCTACCAATAGAAACTGTTTGTTGTTTTTCAAATTCTTTATCAGCATTTTTCATTTGCTTAGATTCACCAACACTTACTAACTTGTCATCTATATAAATGTTTGCTTTAAATTTATGAGAACCATTTGTTAATTCTGTGCTTTCAGTTTGAATAGACATTCTCTCACCAAAAAAATCTCTAACAAATTTAATTCTATATGGAACAGTAAGGTACTTTCCTTTTGCACCTAAGTTTGCATAATCCTTATCGTCAATGCTATCTCTAAATTTTTTAATCGCTGCTGCTAAATCATTCTTCACTTGATACCTCTCTCATTTAATTGTTTGATTTCTTGTGTTAATTCACCAACTAATTTTTGATGACCTTTATCTACCTCAGTAATTCTTTTGTTTTCATCCTCAAGTTTTTCAATCACATTGTCTTGAGTTAAAAGTCTTGCATTTTTAAAAACTA